GCGGTCCTCATCTCCGATGAGTTCACTGTACTTGAAGAGATCGACGATTTCCTCCGACATCTTCTTCGCCTGCTCCTCGGCACGGAACTCCACCAATGACTCGAGAAGCATCGCACTCAACTCGACTTCATTGAGTGTCTGTGAGACGAGGTCATCGCATGTCTTCTGGAACCACTCACTGTAGTTGGCGACCAACTTCAGTTCCTCTTCGACGAGCTTGAGGTTCGCTTCCATGGTCGACAAGTGGCGAACTGACCATGACTGAACTGCCTTCCGACTGATGAGTGCCATCTGGTTCAGGCACCACATCCGAATCGGGACGATTGCCGTCTTGTCTGCTCGAGTGCCGTCGTGACTGGTTGCGACCACGATGTACATCTCGATGGGATCTTCACCAGCGATCGAGATCTTGTCGTTGAGTCGAAGTGAAGCACCGACTTGGCATCCGTTCTTCAACTCGAACACCGAGTCCAATGTCGCTGCGCCCGAGACGATGAGACTGTCCACGTGACTTAGAGCCTTCGCGTTGCTCATTGGAACGTAGTCACTTCCGACTCGTCCGAGCATTGTTTCAGTGTCCGATCGCACGGTAGTGAAGCACTTGGGCATTTCGCCCTTGGATCCATCATTCTTCGTGAAGTACGACGGGCGGACATCTACAGTCCAGTCCATGCCGTACAACTTGAGGGCATCCTCAATTGAATTGATGTTCTTGGCGTCGTTGCCAAGCTTATCTAGCGTTGCTAGCATTTTTCTTGTCCTTTGTCTCTCTTTCCTTGCGCTGCTTTTGCAGTTCTTTTGCCGTGGGTATGATGACCCGATCCGGCCAGAGAATTCGCATCTTTTCGTAGCCTTTGCGACCACCTCGAGCGAGTATCCCAGTGACTTTGCTGTCTTCGACTTTGGCTTCGATGAACTCGAATTTGCCAGGAGTTTCCAGAACACTGAAGATGTCTCCAGGCTCTAGACCATTCCAACACTTCCAAACTTCTGTTGTCATTTCGTCCTCATATCTCAAATTATAACACAATTGTACTAGTCAGCGACTTCAATTTCAGCAAATCGCGGAAACTTTTTCTTCTTGCCGCCCACGAATGTGATCGTGGTTTTGATGTTGTTGCGTGTACTCACGACAGACTCGACAACTCCGAACGGAGTGACGTCTCCGATAAGCACAGACGCGACGTGAACGCTCAATTTTGCCATCTAGAAACCCAATCTCTTCAAGTCAGCATTTATCCGACGTCCATACACAGTGCAATCTGCTTGAACAAACGTGCGGTTGTTCACGTCAGTCCTGAGTTCAGGATTGCTGAACACAACGCCTGAATTGATGGCGCGAATGAGTCTACGTGCGAGTACACCATGGTTCGGTGCAAGCAACCAACCGACACCTTCTTTTCGATCAAGTCCCTCGGCTTCCCAGGTGACAACGACACGAATTCCTTCAGGAAATGGTGGATGTGCTACTTCAAAGTGCGCGCTGACTTCAAACATCACCATGCCTCCAAGCCGGCGCAAACAGGCCCGAGTCCGCGGTGAAGTGAAGCAGGAACTGTGAGTGTCTTGTGGCACCGGAGGCAATTGCCGCTTTTAAGCGCGTAAGCCTCTGCCTGTTTGAGGAACTCTTCGTGCGCTCCATGAAGGCCAGCTTCATTTTGAGCGAGTGCCCAGAGAACTTGAGCGGCTTTGACGACTCGAGAATCGCTTTTGAATCGGCTCCACACAGAGATTCCAGTGGCATTGACGAATGCAAATCCCTTGTAAGACGACGTGTTGTCAGACCCGCATAAATACGAAACCATGGTTTTCTTCGAGTCCTTGATAAACGAAGCAGTTTCTACGCGGAGAGTGACATAGTCATCTTCATCGAGAACAACAGTGTACGTTCCGAGCGGGATTGAGACAGCTAGAGTAACCTCTCCTGTCTCTTTGTTAGTAACCTTCTTAGGCATCTTCATCTTGAGCAGGCCATCTATGAGCTCGGAGATTGTGCCCTTTGTGATTCCAGCCTCAAGAACGAGTTCTTCAGGGAGCAATCCCATGTCAACTCGCTCCGCGATAAGCTTGGTCGCGAACGCCACTTGATTTTCTGTGGCAGGTTCGGCCAGACGACGAGCGCGAGCGCCAGCCTTTTGAAGCGCAAGCAATCGATCAACGACATTTGAGTCGAAGTCCGTTGCTCCGGCATTGAACTTCTCGCGAAGCCCTTCCACCCACTCATTTCCGTCAAGTGTCTTGGCGAATGCGAGTTTCCGGGCGTAATTCAATTGCCGCGGCGATGCGGCGTACGTGGTACGCCCGCCGTAGAATGATGAACCCATCTCTACCTCACTGTCCTTTGTCCTTGGAAAACTTCCACGATTACATTATATCATCTTTTTACAAAGAAGAGTACATTACTTGAAAATTTCAAGCAGCTTTTTGAGCCTCGAATGTACGAAAATGCTGCGTGTAGTTGATGAGACGCTCTCGTTCGCCGATAAGGTTTCCCATAACGGAACCTGGCTCTCCATTGATAGATTTGGCAAGCCAAGTTCCAAAATAACGTCCGACATCAACTGTGACTCCTTTTCCCCAACCAGAGTTGAGGTACTTGTACTTCTGATTTGGCTCAATGAGCCAGTTGTCTGGAAAGCCCATAAGACGAGCGACTTCTCGTTGAGTCAAAATACGAGGTTCGGTGTAGTGCCCGAGTCCACCTCCGCCATTGCCAGTAATCACTGGACACATCCAGTCTGGTCGAATGACTCCAGGACTGCGCCAACCGAACTGCCAATTGGCTTCAATCATTGTCTCATATGACTTAAAGATCTCAGGAAGTTCAACATCGTTCTCATAAAGTTCCTTCATCAAATCACTGTATTGCTTGCCAGGAGTCCAACGACCTGTTTTGAGTAGAACTTCCATTCGTTGTTGGCTGAGATTCTGCATGTACATGTGACCATCTACTAGACCGTCAAAACTGCGCTTAGTTGCTGCCCACATCGACAGTGGCATTCGCTTGTACGATTGCGGTCCCCATTGAATTCGAAGATCGCGCAAATCATCAATGCAATCACGCACCGTTGGAAGTTCTTGCGGCTCTGGTGGTTCTAGTCCGAACGGGATCTTGTGACAGACCATGAGATAGCGACGTCGAAGTTGAGGTGATCCGACCGATCTGGCGGAATGTAGCACATGAGTTAATTCATACTGGTCGCCACTGAGTTCTTCGAGACGAGCACGAAGACGGACCATGAGATCTTTTCCTTGTGTGTACGCCCCTTGCACAGATTCCATGACGAAAATCTCTGGTTTCACTCTTGCGGCGTATTCGGCAACTCCCCACATGCATGCATTGATTTTTGAATCCATGCCACGAACATTACGAGACGAAAGAAGCGAAAATGCAGAACAAGGCGGATTGGACGCAACGAGTTGGGCATCAATTGGCTCCCAGTCGGAATACATTCCACTTTGAGTCTCCCAGTTTTCGCCCATGATATGACGATTGGCTTCCATATTCAACGAACCGAATCCGTCTTGCGATTCTTTCTTGGCAACCAATTCGAAATCGCCGCCTTGCTTGATTCCAAGCGCGAGACCTCCTGCAAAACAGTGAGCATCGACGAATCGAATTGACATGAACTCCTTAGTCGGCTTCGTAGCCGTACATACACGTGGTCGGTGTGCAAGTTACAGACGAGTCGTCTAGAGCTCGTTTGCATTTTGGACACTTATTCTGGCCGTCATATCCGTCTTCTTGTCGTTTTCGATTCAATGCCATCTTTGCTCGATAGCGATCTTCCCACTCCTGATCGGTGCAGTTAAGACCAACGAGAAGATTCGCGAGAAAGTGACCACAATCGACAAGTTCGTTAATTGCAGCATCTCGATTTTTGATCATTCCACGTTTACTTGCCCAGGATTTCCATTGAATCTCATTAAGAAACTCTCCGAGTTCGGAAACGAGTGCCGTATGATTTTCAATGACCGAAAGTGCGTATTCTTCACCTTCTAGTTCGCCAGGGTGCGCACCATACGCTTCACGTTGAAGCTTTACTGTTTCTTCAAGCCAATTCCAACTCATTGTCCTTCTCCTTCTTGATCTTGGGTATTCCTTCAGCTGGAATGTCGTAAACCGTCCTCATATGAACAGCCATGAAGAATTTCATGCCGTAGTCGATCTCCAGTAACTTTACACCCCAATCGGCTGCTTCAACAAATCCGCTACAGACTCTGCAAGTAGCAGCGATGAAGTAATTCGGATCATTTCCACTTTCACCACGTAAATACTCTAAGATGAAATAGAGATCAGCGATGCAACCACATGAAGTGCAATATTGCAGTCGTTCAATCGCGCATTCTCTACACGAGATTTGCTCAATTGGGTACGCCGCCCAGAATTGTTGTTTTGCTTTCTTCAAGTGTTCACATCGCGGCAAGTCGGCACGAAGAGCGAGTTCTTCTGTGAAGATTCGAAGGCTAGTACTGATGTGTAGTCCCACAGTTCCAACCTTCTTTCGTAAGAAGTTCATGCACTTGTCGTACCGAATCTGTATGGTCAATACGAACCGAGACTTCACCTTGGTCGTAGAGCCATGTTGCGAGTTTGCGAATTCGATTGTTGAAGTCGATGATCGTTTGTTCTTGAATCGGCTTACCACCGTTGCGAGCATAGATCCGTTCAATACATGTTTCGGGTGATGTGTCAAGAGTCGCCCACACCCAGTCTTGATCTGGCATAGATCGTCGTTTGCTCAACCATGCTTGTTTCGACCCAGACACGAGGATATTTTCAAAGAAAACGTGGCCTTCTTTCGCAAATGCTTGAACTTGCGCATAGAGATTCTGAAACAAGATGCTATCAGCGCCAGCTGTATACTTGCCGATGAGATAGAGACCACCAGGAAGTTTCCATGCATTTGGCTTCTTTTCCGTATCCGAAAAGAAGTTCGGAGAATAAAGCGGCTCAGACTCGTGATTATCGATGAGCCAGTGATGAACATACGTTTTTCCACTGCCATTGCCGCCACGAAGATTAAGAACTGTCATCTACTTTCTCGTTCTCGTATTCTTCGTGCTTTTTGCGCAACACTTTGTTTTTGTCTATTTATTGGATTGCTCCATCTCATTTTCAATCCAGCACTCATACGCGCACGTACTTCTGGCGAAATAGTTCTTCCTTTCAACGATTCGCTTATACGACGTCGTTGTTCAGGATTAGAAAGTTGAATTTTTGATCGTGCACTAATTTGTGCTCTAATTTCTGATGAACGCACTTTGCCTCTATTTGCATTACCAATTTTGGCATTCATTTCTGGCGTTCTTTTAAATCCAGAAGTTCCTTCTCCGCCATCTGTAGCATTTGTTAAAGTCCATCCTTGACGCTTTCCATTTGCGATCCATGCACGTTCACGCTGAGATAAAACATTGTCTCGTTTTGCAACAATTTCGCACGTTTCTAGTGCGCGTATGACAACAGTTGCATTTCTTGCATATACGTTTCGAATCCATTTATCACGATACGTCGATCTGTGTAGCGAATTTGCTGAACGTAAATGACCTAAAAGTCTTTTCTCAATTTCTGTGGTGGTCTTGCCGATATAACGACATTCATCTGGTCTATCAGACGCGAAAAGACCGTAAATCGTTCCAATCATGTTTTACTTCTATATGCAACAGTTGTTCCCCAACCGCCAGGACCGAATTTCGGTTTAATTACAACATCATATTTTGATGACATAATTTCATGAAATTCTGGCGCAAGTTTGTTACGCCATAATGGACGATTGAGATGAAGCTCCATAATTATAAGACGAACGTAGTCAGGAAGATCGAAAAGTTTTGGTGCAAGTTCCCATTCTCCGCCTTCAATATCAACTTTGATGAGTGTTGGCTTCCATTTATCAACGAGTTCTTCAAGCGGCCACGTTGTCACAGTAACTGGCTCGCGACCACGGAAAGCAACAAGTGAATGCATGCACTTTCCTTTACCGCGATTCAAGTAGAAATCTCGAGGTCCGCCAGCGATTGTGGCGGCACCCGCGTAAAGAGTCACGTTATCGAAGTTCATAACGTTCTTCGCGAGCACTCTTAAATTGTCTGTGTCAGGTTCGACTGCGATAACTCGATGCACTATTGGAGCAAGCATAGATGAAACGATTCCGATATGCGCTCCGATGTCGAGAAGAACGTCTGTCGAGCCCGCTTCTTGAAAGAGTTTGCTGTAAAGTCGCTGCTCGCCGATGACAGTGAGATCGTCCGTATCGCCTCGGTAGTACAATCCAGACTTCTGATGAAAGAGCAAATCGCTCATGGCAAACTCCTCAAATACTCTTCGAATAACGGATTGTGTAAACAGTGCGGACGAAGTGCAATCGCAGCTTGAAATGCTTGCTCGCCGCTAGATTTCCAGTGATTTCGCCAAACGAGAGCAGCTACCATCATCGAACGATTACGACCTTGAAGACAATGCACAAGCACCGTGTCATTGAATTGAATCCAGCGTTCGACAATTTCAACCGCTTTGCTAAAGTCAGGAAGCGTTTTGCCATCAGGTATCGGGCAATAAAAATGCTTCTTGTTCTGAAGAACGTCGTTGCCCGGCATTTTCTTTGACATTGTGACGATTGCAGTAATGTCTTTTACGTCTTCCGGACTTTTTGGAACACCACTCACGTAAAGATTGTCGAGCATTTTATAGAGCCGCATCACGAACCTTCGGGTGAGCAAGTGCCGTCTTGTTATAGTCGTACTTCGTATCACACCAGAAATATCCGTACTCTTTCCAGACGAATTCAAGATCTTTTCGTGCGCCATTCCAACCTTGGATTTCACCGAGGCATTCGTTCGGAAACAACGTTTGGCGAAGCATGTAAAACCTTGTCGTGTCAAGTTGCGAGCCCCAGTATGCTTCAGTCTTTTTGAAATGAGCAAGTTCTCGATCATGCGATCGACCCGGGTATTTTCCGTTTAATGCTTGCCTATAGTTACATAGGAGTGTCTCAAACTGGAACCAGGATGGGTCATCTAGACCCATGGCAATTGACTCTTCACGCGCAATTGTGGCAATTCGGTTCACTTCAAGCAATTGCGCTGGTTTGTTTCCTTCAAGAATTGAAAACTCATTCATGAGATCGGCAAGAGTTCGTCGTGGATACTTTGCACCGTCTGGACGAATGTCAACTTGTGACGCTTCAATCACACTTGCAAGATACAAAGTCTCAATGAGTTTCATGGCTGCGTACCGGCCAAAGAATTTCACAGAGTGACGAATTGAAGTGTACACTTGATCATATGTCGCTGTTTCAAGTTTTGGCAACATATTGTCGCACCACAATGCGTAACTTCTCAAACAGATAGCGAGTTTGTCTGCGCGCCAGACAGCTCTCCGTTCTCGACGTATCGGAATGCCAGCCCAATGAGTTTCGAGAAAATTCTCGATTCCATTCAAGTTGGTCGTAGGAAAGTGTTGGTAAATCGCTACTCCTGCGCCTAACGTGTACGGAACGACGAAGCAGCCAGCGAACCACGGCGGATTATCTGGTGCCATATTCGCGGCAATCTCGACTTGAGGATCTGGACCGCCTGTACTCATTTCAAGTTCTGAGAACGATACGAATTGATTCCAAGTTTCGCTCATAACACCGTTGCCAATACGCTAAGCAAACCATCGTTTGCGCTAATGAATGTCATGCCAATTTCATCTGCAAGATCATGGTCATACGCCGCGTCACCGACAAAGTATGCATCATCATACGCATGGTGAATGTGCTCAAGTTGCTCTTTCTTTGACATAACAGCACCGAACGGAAGTTCAAAAACATCGAGAAAGTACTTATGGACAAATGGATCAAAGATTTCGAATGGTGTACTACTGCAAATGAACAAAGGAATGTTATGCGTCATCAATGTGTGCACAACTAGTTCTGCATATGGAAGAGGTTTTGCGCCCGAGAAAATTGAGTAAACTTTCATTCGTTCACGATTGTAAAGATCAACCATTCGTTTGGTGTCTCGCGCAAAAGGAAAAATGATCTTCAATTGTTCTTCAAAAGGACGACCGATTGTTGAGAGATACTCTTGTCTTGCATCGTCTGGTCGCATGCCAAAAAATGCTACGAGCAGATCCGTTGCAAGTACTGTGAGCGCTGGCATTGTGTCAGCGAGAGTACCGTCGAAGTCGAACGCAACTGCTATTGTCATGTTTAGAACGGAGGTTTCGGAGTTTCCGCTGCCGTGACACTTGCGTCGACTGCCGTCGCTACAGCGACAGGCGGAACTGGAGGAACAGCATCAGGAGGAGCGACCTCAGCAAC